CTTTGAAACATTTCTATATGATCTATATACTGAATTGTTAGCACAAGATGTTAATTTTAATGAAGTAGTGTTTCATGATGAAAAACCCAATGATCTACTCTTGTTGCCAAGACAAATGATGTTTACTATGGCAGACCAAGTGGGATTTGCTACCCCACATGGGTTTAATATTGAATGTAATATAGCTAACTATACATTCAATCGACAACTGTCATATGTAATGACATATGGTCCTTTTGATATATTTCGAGTTGAATTTTTGTTAAAACAATTTGATAAAACATATATAACAAAACATTTAATAAACACGGATGAGGCTTATATTTCCCGTGCTTTATTTCAAGTGTTGGATAAAAGCATAGTATATAGAACGGATATTGATGATATGTTACGAAAATGCTTATCCAGTTATAAAGGAATATCCGGGGACAATTATGATGCATATTTCTGTGCGCAATTAAAAAAATATGTTTATGAAATAAATAAGCTTTATCCACCCACTGCTTATCAAGTAATTAAAGAAGCCACAGAAAAAACTATAACAAAGATTACTAGATTTATTGGAAATATATTTACATGTGCATCATATTTTGATGATAAAGCATATAACCCCGTGAATATCAAAGGAATATGTCGAGGTATTATTGAATCACCAATACAAACAGGAGCAACAATAGACAAACCAACAACATGCTCTTGTAATTTAACATCTACTGTAGCGTATCAATATGCAGAATGTGCACAACACAATGTATATTATCCTACACGGTGTGAACATAATATATATACAGGATTGGTGAATAGGCAGATGAAAGAATTTGACGAAAAAATTGATCAAGAGGAAATTGAATCGTTAAGTGGATTCGTTGATTACATCATGCCAAAAATTTTACCTCAGCCTGCAGAATTTGAGGTATTGAGTATCAAAGATTGGCAAAAACATATGCGTGTCATAAAATCAAGAGCAATAGATATGGTTTATGAGCGAGTTAAAGATCAATTTGAATTGGATAATAGAGCTTTGCGAATATCCGCATTTGGTAAAATGGAACCCTATTTTAAAGCGGATTTCTTTCAACGTGTGATTAGTGCTACTAGTCCTGAATTTAATATTCATGCTGGGCCAGCTATTTATAGTGTTTGTGAATATGTTAAAAAGATGTGGAACAGTAAAAATTTTATTACATTTTATAGTGGCATGAATAAACAGACTGGGGGTGAATGGTTTAATAAGGTCATGCGTGACTTTGAACGGCCATTATTTTTATGCTGTGATTTCAGTAAATTTGATGGACACATATCGAATGAATTGTTGAAATTGGAATCTAGATGGTATAAACATGTTTGCCCAGGTTTTGATTTTGACAAATATTTAGACCAACAGTACTATACTCACGGACAAGCTCGCCATTCAACCGATATTCAAACGCATACAAATAGCCAACCTATAAAAGCGTTGATTGATGCTATATCTCATGTGTGGGGCATTTTTAGTAGTTTTCTACCTGATACAACAGCTTTAGGCGGTTTACTTGGTTCTGCGGTTAGTTTACTAATTAATTGGTTAGATCGCAATGTTATAAAAGAAAAGGGAGCAATAAGATTTACGTATAAAGGTCGAAGGCATAGTGGTGCACCAAATACCACTATAGGGAACACGCTCCTTAATATTACTGTACAATTATACTGTTTGTCCAAACAATGCGATATTAACAAATTAATAAATTCTGGACGAATTAGAATGTTAGTTATGGGTGATGATTTAATAATAGCCACTGATGGTTTAAAAATTAATAATTTGCAATATAAATCTGATATGGCTAGACTTGGACTTAAGATACAAAGTGCCTATGTTTCTAGTACCAATGTACGCTTTTGTTCTAGCCATTTTATCCCTTGTAGTGTTGGGAATAAGCCTACATATCTAATGACTCAAATAATGGGACGAAATTTGAGTAAATCATATATTAGCACGCATAAGTATACATATAAACAAGCATGTTACTGGCTCAGGACAACATCGCAAGCTTATATGGCTGATTATGCACATGTACCATTCATGCACGCATTTCATAAGAATATTTATAATAAATATTCTAAAGCAGAAAAACAAAAATTGCAGTATGATGATACTGACCACATACGTGGAATTAGAATTACGCCTACACCCAGCACATTAGTGTGGTTACAAGATAGATATAATATTACAGATAAAGATGTAAAGGCATTAACGAGTTTATTACAACAAAAATATATTGCATGGGATCATCCTTTATTGAAGCGTATATTTGATATAGATTTTAATGATGATCCAGAGCTTGATATCCCATTTAATATATTTGAGATTTCCGCTTTGGGTTTACCATTTAAAATACCTAGTAAACCAGTGATAATCCCTGAACCCATAAGTAATATACAGAGCATATTGCCGAATAAGGACGAAGCTAATATACGTTCTATAGCACCTAATTTGTTTCGGAAAAGTTATGATGATGATTTACAGCAAAAGATTATGTGTGTAACAAAAGCTGTAAACAAGAAAAATTGTCAACTAAAAAAAAATAAGTTTAATAAAGTTAAACGACGCATCTTTGATAAAAAGAAATTAACTTTTAATAATGTTGACGTTTGCAATCAATGCGGTAAAAAACACAATGGAAGATGCTTCAACTGTAAGACATGTGGCTCTGAAACACATCATACAAAAAATTGTCCACAGTGTGTATTTTGTTTAAAAACACACCAAAATGAGCAAGAAGCGCAACAATGTTTCCGCAGTTTTAAGAGTACGCTTGAACTATATGATGATGACTCTCCTAGGTCTAGTTCAAGTGAAAAGTCGTAAAACTTACCAGGTATCGACTTGCTCTGTAGCGTCCACAGAGCCCTGGTATTACATTAAAAATAATAATGTCTTTTTCACCACAAATGAGTGAATTTATTGACACAGTAGTCAACCCTTTCAATGCAACTGAACCCTGTCAAATACCTGATGGATATCACCATAGGACAATTTGTTTACAAGATTGGTATGATACAATGTCTGGAGCTACTTCTGCATCTGCGGGTGTGGTAGTAACTGGACAATTATACATATTTATGATAGGAACTAATGATTTAGCACAGTTGGGTAATAGTACTAATCAGACATATCAAATCATGACAATGGATATTGATTCTTCAAATCATTTAAATGCTAGTGCTGCTGGTGGATTACAGCAATTAACTTTAGCCAATTATAATACAATTAATGGAGCAGTAACTGGTTACAATGATCAATCATCATTGGCTATTGCATTTAGAGTATTTTCATTTGGTATGAGATTATTACCAACTGTAGAAGTAATAACTGATTCATCGACACAAGCTGTTGCACAATTTTATGCCGGCTTGATGACGCCACAAGATATTAATACATGTTATAATCAAGCAACAAATTTTTATAATTTATTACGGCAAGCTGAGTATGTTCAAGAATTTCAAAATAATAGTGGAGTTTCTGTACGCCTTGATCCATTTCAAGATGAATTGTTACTAAAACCCAGATCATTAAATTCTTGGGCTAATAAAGCTACTTATGATTCTGGCACTTATTACTTCCCTATAATAGCAGTTCGATTTGTTAATCCTGTAACTGCTATAACTGACGGGGCTGTATTACCAATTAGAATAGAGGCGCAAATCTGGCTCGATGCAGAAATCGCCCAACCCACCCCAATATTTACGCGAGTTTCCCCTTGCGATTTGGAATATTCTATGGTAACCAAAATGATCTCACATAGTACATCTGAATATCCTGTAGTGACAGAAGGTCATTCATTTAAGAAGTTCTTAAATGTAGCATCTAAGATTAGTGGTGCTGTTGGGAAGGTTTTACAAACTAGTTCTTCTATCTTACCAGGTCCTGCTGGTAAAATTGTAGGATCAATAGGAAAGGGATTGAGTGTAGCCTCAAACATTGCACAAGAAGGTTCTAAACCGATGAGAGCAGCTATCCCACAGGGCATAAATACATTTGCTCAACAAATGGGACCCGAACTTCGACAGCTCGGTAATTATGCAGTGAAACAATACACTAAACGGAAAAATAAAAAGAAGCGACGCAAACAACAGAATTTTGCGACAACTTGGAATCCAAATTCTGGAGCATTTCAAACTACTAAGAAATATCAGAAAGTCGTTAGGTAATATGATTTAGTAAATTATCAAAATTGAGATGAGCTATGATGACTGGACAGTCTAGTCAATCAATGATTGAATATGTTAAAGAGTTAGACTCTTTCAGACTTAATCATGATATTACATAATCATGTTATCAAAAGATTTGATGACCGAGGGTAACTCTTAAAACTACATCATAATGTGAGAAGCATCCAACTCACACTAATAAAGATGTTGTGGATTATTGGGTTCTTATTTGCGA